ATAGTCTTCGAACGCTCCCTCAGAATTTTCAAGTTCTGAAAATACTTGTTCCATCGTAGCTATAAGTGGAATTCCGAATTTCTGTTTAAAACCAGTAAAATATTTCTTTCGCTTCTCAAGTTGTGCCTCTAAAAACACATCTCTATCTGTCTTAGTTGTTAATTCATTGGCTTTTAACTCTTCAAGCTTTTTCTCGTTTTCTTCTTGTTTTCTATCGAGTTCCAATTCGATTTCACTCTTAGGTACTTCCACGTTTTCTTTAACGATTTGGATGTAAACGCCATTGAATGCGCCAACATGATATTCCGCACCGTCTTTAATTAAAACCAAATCACCTGCAACATACTTATCATTAATTGATTTAATTCTTGGTTTATTTACTTCGTCCATTTTCTCGTTAAGATGACGTAAGGCGTTATCATATATTTCATAATAAACCTTATGTTCTTCAGTCATTTTAAAACCATTCCAGATTAATCTTGGGTCATAGCCAGTCTTATTCCAGAAATCAACTTCCAAGTCTTCCAAGTACATTGATTCTTCCAAGTCATCGGAGTCGAAATTCTTTAGTTTTAGTTCATCACCACTGAACATTGCTTTCTTTAAATCACCCTTTTTAGCACCAGTCTTTTCATTATCCTTTTGTACAATTTTGACCAAGATTTTCTTTTGAACTTCGGGGTCGAATCCAATGATTAGTGATTCCACACGTTTATTAAACGCATCCAAATACTTTTCATAATTATATGTGCCAGTCATGTCTGGATTCTCTTGCAAGTCCTCGTTACTGATTAATGAAGCGCAAAATCTTTCTACATTCGTTACCTTATCAACAATCTTTCTTGAATCACCATGTGATTTTCGATATCCAGTATTGACATAATACACCATACTATCCAACTCAGGTTCTGGTGGCATGTAATTAATCACCAATTTTATTTTGTCATCAATTGTCAGCTTCTCTTCCGCTTTTGTGAACCCCAGACTTTCCTTATGTTTTTCAAAGAGTTCTTCAGCTATTTTCTCACGTTTTTCAATTAACAATTCCATGTGTGCTTGCATGCCCTTTTCCCTACCATTCTTATCTTTACCTCTTTTCTTGTAGGCACTTAAAGTTGTTTTTACTTTACTTTTACTTGCGATTTTCTTCAATGGAATTTGCATGTATCTGATATCATCACAATAATCATAATAATAGTCAATGAATTCCTTACCTTTACCATGTAGAATCATACCCAAACCATTATCAATGAATTCTTCGATATACTCTGGCATTACTTTCGATTTAATGGTGTTACCTGTTAGCTTAATCTTTTCCTTCACCTCACCAGTTTTCTTCTCAGTGGTTAATGAAAGTGTACCATAATTAATTCTGGAAAGGTTTAGACAAGAAACGCTTTCACCATCATCATCAACACTCATATAAGGTGGTTGCATTTCTTCTTTATTGTACTTGGCAATGAGTGCCTTTATCCCCACTTCCCCGTCATATTGCCACATCTCTTCAATTGTTCCCTCAGTTGTTCCCTCAGTTACTCCCTCATTCGTAACTCTAATCTTCGTCATTTCAGGGAAATGGAAGTTTATACCATCAGTAACAGCAAGTAAAGCCACACAACCAAAATAACTAAACCAGTCAATACCATGTCTTAGATGTAATCTACCTGTACATGTGATTCTTGCAGCACAGACATTATCTGACCAGTTGAAACTAATGTTCGAACCTAATGCACCAAATAATGAGTTATTAAGAATTTTGATAGGTAATTGTTTAACCTTAGACATTGCAACATCGGCAACAGTCAGTGTGTTATTGATATACTTTATGTGAATTTCTGGGTCAATTTCTTTTAACAGGGTAACCTCTTCGGTCTTTAATTTTGTACCACTTGCCAACTTCTTATAGATATTACGTGTTGTTGTGAGATAAAGCAAAAGTTTCTTCATCACACCAGTGATATCAAAAATTGGGAACACGCCCTCGGTTAGCTGAATCATTGGATAAAGAGAGGCATAGTCAATCTTTATTATACGTTTAGTATAACCAGTTTTATAACACCTTGCCAATCCACCACTAAATCTTTCATACTTATCTGATTCAGGAATTGCCAAACCGTTTTCATAACTCCATGCGGTCAACAACAAGTTCCATATCGCTGCCGTACCCATTGTACAAATACGCTGATATGTTGTGGGAACAATCTTTGCAAGCATGAATGATGATTGATTGTAAAGTTCATCAACATGTTCGGTTTCCCAAAGGTCATCGAGAAGATATTGTCTTACAAGTTTTCTACCGCTAATGAATGTGGTGAGATTTTTTCCCATTGCATTCTTTCTGAACCATTCAACGAAATCCTTATTCTCGTCAAGATATTTCTTTCGCAATGCCTTATATTCATCATCAGTTATGAAATTCCCAAGTTTATTGGCTTGAATTGTATATAGTTTCAATGCGATTTCCTGATGTGCTTCAGGAATTTCAATATAATCATTGGTTTCGTTGGTGAGAAATACTTTGTTATCGTGATAAAATCTACCAATTGAATTATCTTCACCCTCGATATATGTACGATTAGGTTTCGCTATTTTTTCAAATTTCGCTATATATTTTAAGCCAGTTTCTTTGAGGTCACTGTTAACTGCTGCCGTTCTTTTGGTTGCATGAATGATATCAATCACAGAATATCCCCACATTTCAGTAGCAGTATATTTATCTGCCGTGTTACCATACTTAACGCTGACATTTCCTCTTCTATTTAATGTAAATCCTGCTTTAAGACCTGTCGGAACTTGAGTTAAGTCCATTTTTAATTCCTTTGCTCTACCCAGAATATAATCAAAGTCAAATCCTTCTGAATAATATCCTGAAATAACTGCGGGTTTTAGAAGATTAATTAAATTAAAAAAGTCTTGAATCAGTCTTATTTCTGCTTCATCGTCATTTACTTTAGAGACTTCCAATATGGTTTCAAAATCCCTGTTATCTCTTACACCTATCGCAAATACTCTGGAAATCTGATAACGCAAACCAGTGGTCTCGATGTCGAATGTCAGCTTGTGTACGTTCTTATATTCTTCAAATCCTTTAAAGAGTCTGGTCTGGTTGGAGATAAAGAATTGTTCAGTAGTTCTTACTGAATAAAACCAATCACGATAGGGTTGTATTATTCTGCCTTTAGCATCCCTGATAAAATTACCATCAATATCGGTAGCTTTTTCATATGGATTAATTCCACCATCCCTTAAATAATTAATGATATCGTTATATGACCTATGGCTTGTTATTTTGTAACAATAACCATTTACCAACCTTTTCTGATTACCAGTTTTTAATTTAGTTATTGTTATACCGTATTTAATTCTCTTACCCTCAATCAGTTGTTCAGAATGTCCTTCATATAACTGACGATTGAATTTGGATAAATCTTTCATATACATGAAAGGTTCATACTCAACTTTTACTATTTTCGGTTTCTCGTTTGGCTCGTGAATAATACATTCGGCATAATTATATCTTGGGTCTGTTTCAACATTCACAAGATATTTTAGCTTGTTATTATGCCCTTCAAGAAATCCTTTAATTTCACTGAGGATATTTACTTCGTTCATTTTTCTGTTATTTATTTTCCGTATTTTTCCTTAATTCTTCTAATTACATCACTAAGAACCGATTCATTAACATTTGATGTATAGTCTTCATTATCGATTACTTTAACGATTTCCTTACGTTTACTTTCAATTGATGAGAACACATAGTCATCAATTGTATCTGGAAATATCAGCACGTAGATATTAACTGCGTCTTTCTGTCCTATTCTATGTAAGCGGTCACTAACTTGGTCGTATTCGCCAACAGAATATGGTAATGTCATAATGAATAGCTTACTGGCTGCAGTAAGTGTTAAACCATAATTACAGGTCTGAATACTACCAAGAAAATCGATGGTATTACTGGTTGTGTCTTGAAATGCTTTAACGATTTCCGCACGTTCTTCAACAGTCTGGTCACCAGTATGTAGTGCTGCATTATCGCCAAGTAGCTTTTTTAATTCATATAGACTTTCTTTAAAAAAGTCAACAACCACGACTTTCTCACCTGTTTCGTGAATATTTTCAATCAATTCAACAACGTGTTTGACTTTAATCGATGTCAAGTATTGTCTCAAACGAATCATTATCGTCAATGGATTTCGTGTTGGATGTTCCACAAATTCGTTTGCAACACCAGCTTCAATTTCTTCATAAACCCGTTGTTCATCCTCGGTCATCTCCAATATAATACGCTGATAGGTTTTATCTGGAAGGTCAGTTAGAACCTCAAACTTACGTTTTCTATGTGTATATGGGGCAATTTTATGATAGAGTTCTTCAAAACGTTGCGCCATAGTATCTGTAATATAACCCCAACCACTATTATAATCGTAAATCATACCACAATAATATTCATTAAAATATTTCTTGGTGGCAAAGTCTGTTGGGGATATTTCGTGTAGAACCGTATAGAGTTCGTGTGCCCTGTTTGGTGCAGGTGTTCCAGATAAGAAAATTTTACTGACTTTTTCGCCTTTGAATATCTTTTTTGTGAATGTTCTTTTGAAATTCTTATAGGTGTTGGCTTTGGTATTCTTGAGTTTCTGGCTCTCGTCACAGATAACAGCATCAATTTTACCTAATTTCAGCTTATCCCATTTTGCTTTAAATCTATCTTTATTACTTGGATTGAAAAAATCGTAATTAACAATTACATATTTAGCATCTTCGATACCACACTTATTCTTTTTCCAATTTACAATATGTGAATTGCTTTTTGTAAATTTTTCCACCTCACCATAAAAATTGAACTTCAGGGAATTTGGTGTGACTACCAAAACTTTTTCAAAACCATTCATCTCAACATATAGAATAGCTGAAAGAGTTTTACCAAGTCCCATTTCATGTGAAATCAATGTGTTACGAGTAACGTTCATAAACATTGCTGCAACAATCTGATGTGGATATAGCTTAATATCGTCTGCAAGTAATGCATGGCATTTCTCACTATACTGAACATACGTTTTTTCCAGTTCTTCCTTATACTTAACCCAATGTTCTTTTTTAACATTAAGTTCAGCAATGAATTTACGCTTTTCAGCTTCACTGATTTCGATTTTTTTGATTTGCTGGATAAAAACCTTTCGACTGTCTTCGTTCCCGAAGTCAAAATGAATCTTATTTGAACCCTTATATTTTTTGATTAATGAGTATAATGAGGGTGTAGTTACTTCCCAACAAATCATAATGGCATTCCATTTACGTGTATCGTCTGGAAGTTCTTTTATGCGTTGAATAAGCTGGTCATTGGGTAGAAACCTAAGATAGTATGCTAATCTTCTTGGTATTCTTTCGCAATGAACTATGAATGGCATCTTATTTAATTCCATGCTTTTATTTAATTCACAAATATAACTGATTGTTTGCAATAATACAAGTTTATTCAAAAATCTTTCACAATGAACAACAAAAGAATTTTTTCAGTATTTATCTTAAAGGTAATTAATTATGGAATCTGGTGTTTATATGATTAGAAATTGTGTTAATGATAAACTATATGTTGGTAGTTCAAAAAACATAAATGAGCGATGGATAAAACATAAATTTACGTTAAATAATAATAAACACTACAATAAACATTTGAATAGTGCATGGAATAAATATGGTGAAAATAATTTTAAATTATCTGTTATTGAATATGTTGAATTAGATAAACTAATTGAACAAGAACAATATTATATTGATTACTATGATGCTTGTAATCAAAGCATAGGGTATAATATTGCACCCAAAGCGGGAAGTAACTTAGGGTGGCAGCCTTCAGAGAAAACCAGAAAAAGAATGAGCTATAGTGCAAAAAGAAAACCACCAATATCGGAAGAAACCAGAAATAAATTAAGTATCGCACGCATGGGAAATAAAAATGCTTGTCGTATTGTGGGTGATGAAGAAAGAAAAAAAATGTCAGAATCTCATATTGGTATTAATCGTGGTGAGAAAAATGGTATGGCAATTACTAACAGAAATGAAATACTTGCTATGAGAAATGATTACGATAATGGAATGTCTATATCAAAAATAATGATAAAATATAATAAAAAGAATTCCTTTACATATCAAATTGTTAAAAGATTAAGATGGAAATGGTTGGAATAACCCATTAAATTACAGTAGTTTTTGTAATTCCGTCTGAAATGATGATATTTATTTGATTTTGAGTAGGTAATGTAATCTTCCCACAATGCTCTCCAAGGAAATCGACTTTGAACTCACCTAAGAATCTTCCAGCTTTTCTGGTTTGTGATAATTTAAATCTATAAACCAATGTATATTTTTCTTCATCAGGAGAACTGGCTCTGTCGTTATTAATAACAAGATTTGCTGCAACGTTAGCTATGCGATATAAGCCAGTTTCTGCGTCAATCATTGAAAATGTTATAGCACAGTTTTCCAGCATATCATCACTAATATCATATTGCTCCCTTATTTTCTGAATAAGAGGATACTTTAGTTCAGGAAGTGTGCTGTCCTTCTTAATAAAGAAATTGTTAATATCAAATGTGCTGTAATTCATTATCCTTTTTCCTCATCTGTCATACCTGCCAATAATTTTTCACGGTC